AACATCAGCGGGCTGAAAGGATAAAGTAACAAAATGATTTTGTGTGACCCCTCAGCAGAAAGAGCCGTTTTGGCGGGAATCTGCAGTTTTGGTGAAGATGCATATCTTGATACTGCCGATATTGTTCAACCATCAACTTTCACTATTGATAGCAACAGCATAATTTATACATGTTTAAAGACTATCTGTGAAAGAGATCATAAGCCCAGCATAGATATTCCATCTATTTTCTCGGTGGCTCAGGAGTTAAATTTTGGACATATTTTGTCTAAAAAGGAAGAGGCCCAGCATTTAAAGGCTATTCTAGATTTTCCTGTTAATCTGGAGAATGTTAGAAAGTTTGCGGCTAAAATTCGTAAGCTAGAAATAGCCAGACTTTTAAGGAAACAATTAGAGACAGCTCAAGATAAAATTCTTGATATTAATGGTAGTGAACCAATAGCTTCAATTTTAGGAATAGCTGAAGATGCTATATTCAATTTCTCTTCATTACTAAGTGATACAGATAATCATCCCGTTTGTTTTGGCAAGGGTTTGGATGACTACCTAAAGCATCTTGAAGAACATAAGATTGATCAGGTTGGGGTGTCCACAGGCTTTCCAATATATGATCAAGCAATTGGTGGGGGCTTGAGAAAGGGAACTGTAAATGTAATAGCTGCCAGACCCAAAACCGGTAAAACATTATTATCAGATAATATGGGTGAGTACATAGCTAATAAACTACATATTCCTGTTTTAAATATGGATACGGAAATGAATAAAGAAGATCATATCCATAGAATATTAGCAATGATGACGGAAACAGAAATCAATACCATAGAAACTGGTAAGTTTACTGAGTCTCCTGACAAGAGGACAAAAATACTACAAGCAGCAGATGCTTTAAAAGAGAGCAAGTGGTTTCATAAGTCTATTGCAGGAAAACCATTTGAAGAGCAGTTGGCTGTTATGAGAAGATGGCTTTTAAAAGAGGTTGGCCTTAATGATGATGGCACAGCAAAAGAATGTGTCATATTCTATGACTATTTAAAACTTATGGATAGTGCTGGTATGAGTCAGGATTTAAAAGAGTATCAGGTACTCGGATTCATGATGACCGCACTACATAACTTTGCTGTTAGGTATCAAATTCCAATCGTGGCATTTATACAGTTGAATAGAGACGGTATTACCAAAGAAAGCACCGACACGGCTAGTGGTTCAGATAGAATCATTTGGCTGTGTAGTAATTTCTCAATTTTTAAGCGTAAATCTGACGAAGAGATTGCAGAAGACGGACCAACAAACGGTAATAGAAAATTAGTACCCCTGATAAGTCGTCACGGTGGGGGGTTAGACGATAATGACTACATTAATTGTCATATGAAGGGGTGGTGTGCTAAAATATCAGAAGGACAAACTAGACTAGAATTACTTCACAATAACAAAAATGATAAAGACGGATTTATAGTAGATGACAACTCTAATGAACAAGAAACAGCAATTCCATTCGAATGATCAGGCAAAGCTAAAGATTGTTTGCGATGATCTTTGTGATCATATCGAAGAACTTTTGGAACACTTTGGTTTAGAATATGTTTACAGTGGTAAATTAATATCGATGAGTTGCCCAATCCACGGGGGTGACAACAAATCTGCATTAAACTTATATCCACAAGGAGATGTATATAGGGGTAATTGGAAGTGTCGAACTCATGGTTGTGAAAAATATTTTAAGTCTTCTATCATAGGTCTTATAAGAGGCATCATCTCTAACCAAAAATACAATTGGATTAAAGATGGAGATAATAGCTGTTCTTTTCAAGAAGCAATGGCTTTCTGTCTACAGTTCCTAAATAAAGACCTATCGGATATCAAAATATCTAATGTTGACAGAAATAAAAAATCCTTTTCTAGCACAATCAGATATATTAATCCAGAAGTTAGTAAAGAAACCACAGGAATAAGCCGCAAACAAATAAGAGCAAATCTAAGGATCCCTGCAGAATACTATATTAAAAGAGGATATTCTTCAGAAATCTTAGACAAGTACGATGTTGGCTTTTGTGATAAGCCCAACAAAGAAATGTCTAATAGAATTGTTGTGCCTATTTATGATCATAAATATAAGCATATGGTAGGATGTTCTGGAAGAAGTATTTTTGAAAAATGTGCAGAATGCAAAGGTTTTCATGACTCTTCCGAATCCTGTCCGGACGAAGAAAGAGCCAGATTCTTTTCTAAATGGAAACACAGTGCTTCCTTTCAGTCACAGAATCATCTATATAATATATGGTTTGCTAAAACACACATACTAGAAACATATACAGTTATTATTGTAGAAAGTCCAGGAAACGTATGGAGACTAGAAGAAGCAGGAATACACAATGCAGTAGCTATCTTTGGATCTTCACTGAGCGATAGACAAAAAATGATACTTGATGCCTCTGGGGCCATGACTATCATAACCATGATGGACAACGACGAAGCTGGCAAGAAAGCATCTGAATTAATCAGACAAAAATGCTATAAAACCTATAATGTAAAAAACATAGAATTTCCAGCACAAGATGTGGCCGATTTATCTATAGATTACATTCAGAATAATATCCTTCCCCTAATAAAGTAATACAATGATTTTAGGAATATCTGGCAGAAAACAATCTGGAAAAAGCACAACAGGGAACTTTATTGTTTCTCTTTATCTATCTCGTCTTGGAGTATCAAAACAAGTCGATCTTGATATTGAAGGAAGAATTATTGTATCTGATTTGTTTGGGGATACTAATTATGGAGGACTATTAGATACATCGGTTAGAAAAAATGACTTTATGCTTAATAAACTATATGATGTACTAGATAGACATGTTAAAATCTATAGTTTTGCAGATCCTCTCAAACAAGATATTTGCATGAATATTTTAGGTTTAACATACGAACAATGTTATGGTTCTGATGAAGAGAAGAATAGGCTCACAGAATTAACTTGGCCAAATTCTACAGACAAGATGACATCAAGAGATATTATGCAGTATGTGGGGACAGACATTTTTCGTAAGATGAAGTCGGATGTTTGGGTATCTGCCACAATCAATAGGATAAGTAAGGAAAAACCGCAACTTGCTCTTATTACAGACTGTAGATTTCCTAATGAAGTATCCAGTATCAAAGACGCTGGCGGCTATGTTATGAGGTTAACTCGTAATCCATTTCATTCTGATCATTTGAGTGAAATTATATTGGATGAACCCGGTTATGACTGGTCTAATTTTAATTACGTATGTCGCAATGACGATATGAGTATATATGATCAGTGTACAGACATTCAAAAATTTTTACAGGAGACTCTACCATTATAGTCACATACTTTAGGAGTAGCTCCTATAATACACACTCAATGTGCGAGCAACAATATTTTCTTGAATACGTTTTAGGCTATCGAGGTCCTTCTGGTCAAAAAGCTGATAAGGGGACCATCGTGCATAAGGTATTAGAAATTTTAGCAGTTATTAAAAAAGCCCAACAAGATAAATTATCGTCTATAGATGATGATGTTGTTGGTAAACTGGATGTTGATAAATATGATCTAGATACTATTACAGAAAAAGTATACAAGCACTATTCCGAAGCAAGTCCTCACCATAAGTGGTCGCCAAAAGACTACAAAGACTGTCACGCCTGGGTGCATAAAGCTATTGAGTTTAATGGTGGTATGTTTGATCCAAGAAACAGACACATACTATGCCCCGAACAACATTTTGATATCGAAATCAAGAAACCTTGGTCGGCCTACTCTTATGATACTCCAGAAGGTAAGCTTGAAGGAAATCTTGGAATAAAGGGAACAATTGATCTCATTACTCTTGTTGATGACAATACAATAGAAATAGTTGACTGGAAAACAGGACGAAGATTAGACTGGGCTACTGGTAAAGAAAAGACTTTAGAAAAGCTGCAGAGTGATCCACAACTAATGATATACCATTACGCTATTAGTCATTTGTATCCTCATATAAATCATATCATTTTTTCTATCTACTTTATTAATGATGGTGGTCCATTTTCCATATGTTTTGATAAGTCTGATTTGTCCAAGACAGAAGAAATTTTACGTCAAAAATTTGAGATAGTGAAGAATACAAGAAAGCCTAGATTAAACAAAAGTTGGATGTGTACTAAATTATGTCATTTTGGAAAAACAACATTTGATAATACCCACATAACCCCACAGATAGAGTATAGAGAAAACCAGACCTGTAACATGGGTTCTACTATGACAAAATGCGAACAAGTCAAACACGATATCGACTTGCACGGAATGAATGTTGTGGTAGAACAGTACAAAAACCAGAATCACTCTTTTGGAAAATATAAAGCGCCAGGAAGCACAGAATGAAAAATTATGTCCCCCTTCATGCACACTCTCACTATAGTTTATTGGATGGTCTAAGTAAGCCAGCTAAAATGGCCGACAGATGCTCTAAAATTGGAGTTAAGTCTTGTGCCATTACTGATCATGGTACGATTTCTGGAAATGTTCAGTTTTTTCAATCAATGAAAGCTAAGGGTATCAAGCCTATTCTCGGCTGTGAATTATATATTAGCAATAGCGATTCAACAATAAAGACAAAGGAAAATAACGATTTAAGTCATTTTTTGATTTTAGCCAAAAATAAAGATGGATGGCTACAACTAATTAATCTTATATCAGAAACTAATAAACCAGAAAACTTTTATCATAAGCCGAGAATAAGTTTTGATAAATTACAAAAATACATCACTGGTAATTTTATAGGTTTTTCTGGTCATTTAGGATCGACCATAGCAGATGCTATGCAAGCAGATCCAGATAATGCTATGAAGATAGGAACAGAACATGTTTCATACATGAAGAGTATCTTTGGTGACGACTATTTCTTAGAAGCCCAACTTATGGATCAGGAACAAACTCCTGAGCAAGTAGAACTAACTAGTATTATTAGAAGGCTTGGACAAACAACAAATACCAAAGTCATATGCACACCAGACGCTCACTACTGCGAAAAAGAGGACTCTGTTGATCAAAGAATATTGTTGTGCAATAATTTAAAAACAACACTAACAGACATAAACAAGAGACTTCTTCATAACGAAAAAGTTCCAATGAGTTGTTTTTTCCAGTCGGATAAATTTCATATCTTATCCCCAGAAGAAATATCAGAGATCCACACTGAACAAGAAATAGAGAATACAAATTATGTAGATAGTTTATGTGAAGATTATGATATCCTTCACAAGCCTATGCTTCCTCCGTTTAAGTGTCCCAATAATGGAAACCCAGACGAATATCTTAGGGAGCTATGCAGACAGGGATGGAAGCAAAAAATAGCCAATAAAGTAGATAAAGAACAACAACAGCAATATGTTGACCGTATAAAATACGAACTAGATATTTTACAGGGTGCTGACTTGTCCAGTTATTTCTTGATAGTCGGAGACATTGTTAATAAGGTACGAGCTGAGTCTTGGTTGCCTGGGCCCGGCAGAGGCTCTGCGGCAGGGTGTCTGGTCTCTTATTTAGTTGGTATAACGTCCATAGACCCCATCCGGTACAATTTAATTTTTGAAAGGTTCTATAACTCTGGAAGAAATACGAAAGACAGAATTTCCATGCCAGATATTGATGTAGACGTTCCCATTAATAAGCGTGAATATATCATAGAATATATTAAGAATAAATACGGCCATAATAAAGTATCTCAAATGATCACATTCAATACCATGAAAGGCAGGGGTGCTTTAAAAGAAGTATTAAGAGTATATGGAAATATATCTTTTGAAGAAATGAACCGTATTACAAAATTCATTCCAGATGAAGCAAAGATAGCAGACGAACTCCAAGAAATGAAGGAGGATACCGGCGAAGCATCAATCATAAGATGGGCACTAGAAAATAATGTTGACAAACTCAAGGAATGGTGCTATATTGATGATGACAACAACCTCTCAGGCCCGCTTGCAAAAAGATTTGAGCAGGCCATACGTTTAGAAGGAACAAAGTCTAATCAGTCCAAACATGCTGCCGGTGTAGTTATTAGTAGCGAAAATTTAGATTCTGTGTGTCCTATGGTTTATGATTCTAAAAATAAACATCTCATAGCCGGAATGGAAATGCAAGATCTAGAGTCTCTTGGAATAATTAAATTTGACATATTAGGTATTGCCATGTTGGATAAAATTATGAACATATCTGAATCTTTAAAGTATGGAGAATAACCATGAATAAAACAATGAAAGATGTCGCAATAGGTGAGAGGTTTACTGTCGCTGGTGTCGAGTACATTAAGACGAATGACGTAAGAATAAGCTGCTGCAAAGTTATTAACTGCGAAGTAGTAGGCGATCCAAATCAAAAAAACTTTTTCTCCCCGGATATTGAAGTAAATGGCTAATTTTCAAAAACTGTGCGTGTTCGATTTAGAAACCGATGGGGTTAATCCAGAGAAATGCAGTCCAGTACAAATAGCTGCTATCATGGTAGATCCTATAAAACTAGAAGTAATTAAGGATTCTGAGTTTAACATTAACTTAAAACCAGAACCACTACAAGACAATCCGAGTTATGACTATGGAGACAGTGACGTTTTAGACTTTCATGCTAAAGTTAGAAATAGCACCAAAGGACAAATACTCAAAGACTGGTCTTCGTATCAGCAACAAGATAATGGATGGAAAGCATTCGTATCATACCTTGATATGTATCATACTAGATCAGAAAGAAAGTCTTGTTTCAGTGCCCCTATTGCTGCAGGATATAATATCAATAGGTTTGACTTAAAGATTACAGAAAGATTAAGTGTCAAATATAACAACCTTAATAAAGAGGGGAAGTCTTCCTTATTTTATCCGAGAGATGTTATTGATCTGATGAATATTATGTTTTACTGGTTTGAGGGAGGAAACGAACTCAAGAACTATACCCTTGATCATGTAAGAGACTATTTTGGATTAAGTAAGGAAGGGTCCCACGATGCTCTAAAAGACGTTAGAGACACAGCAGATCTATTAATTAGATTCATGAAGCTTCACAGGAATCTTTCTTCTAAGGTAAATTTTAAAGGATCTTTTGGTAAAACATGTCAGAATTCTTAACTTTTGAGTGTGGCTGCAGATTTCCAGTATCCACACTAGATAATGGTGGCAAGTCCATCAAATTTGATCCCAATATCGAATCCATGAATCTGGACTGTTCAAAAACCTGGGATTTAATATCTAGTGGAAATACGAAGGGTTGTTTTCAGCTAGAGTCTAGACTAGGCCAAGCTATGGCCAAAAAACTAAAGCCTGAAAATATAGAGCAATTATCCGCCCTGATTAGTATTCTTAGGCCAGGATGTTTGGAAGCTATACGTGATGGAAAAAGCGTTTCTAACCATTATATAGATAAGAAGAATGGACAAGAAAGTGTTGACTATTTTCATTCCGGTCTTGAGACAGCGCTAAAGTCAACATATGGAGAGATGATCTATCAAGAACAAGCAATGGAAATAGCTCAAACCATAGCAGGTTTTGACCTTAAAGAAGCAGACATGCTGAGAAAAGCCATTGGAAAAAAGAAGCCAGAAGAGATGGCAAAAGTAAAGTCTAAATTCTTAGAAGGGTCCAAACAAACGAAAATTGTTTCTGAGGATCAAGCTGAAGAAATTTTCGGATGGATTGAGAAGAGTCAAAGATACTCATTCAATAAATCCCATGCTGTATCATATGCTATTAATGGATACTTATCTGCTTATGCAAAGGCTCACTTTCCAAGAATATTTTTTGCTTCTTATTTAAGATTTGCCAAGGACAAAATTGATCCTCAACAGGAAATCAAAGAGCTTATTAGAAATGCTAATGAGATGGACATAAATGTATATATTGCAGACTTTAGAAATCTTAATGAGTTTTTTCTGATAAAGGATAAAAACATATATTTTGGCTTAACTGATATTAAAGGGGTCGGTGCTTCTGTATTTAAGAAAATGGTAGAGCTTACAACAAATATTGACGTTGGATCATTAACTTGGCCCCAAATGTGTGCATCAATATTAATGAATATTAATTCTACAGCATGTAAAGCTCTTATTAGTAGTGGAGCATTTGACTACTTTAAGAAGAGTAGAACATCCATGTTATTTGAATATGAGATATTATCAGGTCTAACAAAAAAAGAACTTGAGCAACTTATTTCAATGAGTAATAAAGACACATCAATAAAAGATGGATTAAATAGCTTATACGATAATGGCAATAAAATTAATAAAAATCGTAAGCAAAACATCCATCAGCTAATTAATCTAATAAACAAACCCCCATATTCTTTGATAGATAAGATTGAATGGTTATCTGATAGCGAAAGTCAGTTACTTGGAGCCTCTATTACCTGTTCCAAGCTAGACACATACGACATGAGTATGACCAACATGGACTGTAAAACATACAAGAATACTCTGTTAGATAAAAACATTGTTATGGCTGGAGAAGTTGTAAATATTAATGTCGTTAAGACAAAAAAGGGAAAGAATCCTGGCCAAGAAATGGCTTTTATTACAATAGAAGATGGCGGTGGAATCTTGGATTCTGTCGTCCTATTTCCAGAAAAATGGGCTGAATATAAGCACCATTTATTTGAAAGGAACATTTTGATCTTTGTAGGAAATAAAACAAAAAACAAGGATGCTTTCGTCGTGGAAAAATGTTTTATGCCAAAGTCTTGACTTGTGTCGAGGACTTTGTATTATACAGTGTTGTGTCGATTTACTTTTTGAAACCAGGAGACTGATTGATGAATATTACTATACTAAGGGGTAATTTGGCTCGTGATCCAGAATTGAGAGTAGTTAGTACCGGAGGTAAGCAAACTTCAGTAGTTAATTTTACTGTTGCGGTATCTAGGGAATATACCAAGGCCAACGGGGAAAAGGATAAGGTTGCATCTTTTATCAACTGCGAAGCATGGGATACTGGTGCTGAGATTATTGGATCTTCTTTTAAGAAGGGCGACCTAGTATTGGTCGAAGGCTCTTTAAGGAATGATTCATGGGAAAAGGATGGAGTAAAACACAGTAGTCTAAAGGTTAGGGTAAATAACTTTTCTAAGATTACAAAGCTAAGTAAGCCATCAAAGGCCACATCAGAGGAAACAGAAACGGTTAGCTTCTGAGACCCTCGTATCAATTGTAGTCAAAGGGGGGCATAACCTGCCCCCTTTTGATTATACTACACGAACTAATGGAAAGCATTGAAAAATGGAAAAGCTAAAAGTTTTAATGTGTTCAGAAGCCAGTTTTCTTAGCTCTGGTTTCTCTATCTATGCTAAAGAAATCCTGTCAAGATTACACTCCACAGGAAAATATGATATTGCAGAATTTGCATCTTATGGATCGGTCAATGATCCCAAAGACACCCAAATAAAATGGAAGTATTATGCAAATGCTGTTTCAGATAAAGACCCAAGACATAAGGAATATACTTCCAGAACAGATAATCAGTTTGGCAGGTGGAGGTTTGAGAAGGTTCTGTTGGATTTTAAGCCAGATGTTGTAATAGATGTTAGAGACTATTGGATGAGTGCATATCAAGCACTATCTCCTCTGAGAAAACATTTCCATTGGATTTTGATGCCAACAGTTGACTCTGAACCACAACAAGAATCATGGCTAGACACATATTTGGGTGCTGATGCTATTTTTACTTATTCTGATTGGGGTGCTCAGGTTTTAAAGAGACAAACATCTAATAAGGTAAACTACATTGACACCACAGCACCAGGAGTCGATCTCGAAACATTTAAGCCACTAGAACAAGAGTATAAGTCCCAGATAAGAGAAATAATGGGAATAGATCAAAATGCAATAGTTATTGGTTCTGTAATGAGAAACCAAAAAAGAAAGCTAATACCAGATCTGTTCTATTCTTTTAGAAAACTACTGGATCTTTGTGAAAATCAATATCCAGAGATTGGGAAAAATCTTTACTTTTATTTGCATACTAGTTATCCAGATGCTGGGTGGGACATACCAAACCTTCTTAAAGAACACAGAATAGCCAATAAGGTTCTGTTCACCTACTTCTGTAAGAATTGTAATAATATATCTTCTAAGAGGTTTTGCGGAGCACAGTCAGTATGTAAAAAATGCGGAGAAAAATCTTGCGTTTTTCCTTCTGTGGTATCAGGAGTGTCTTCGGAACAACTGTCTTACATCTATAACTGTTTTGATATGTATGTGCAGTATGCTATTTGCGAAGGTGCTGGTATGCCACAAATAGAAGCTTCTGCCTGTGGAGTTCCTGTATTTACTGTGGAATATAGCGCAATGATGGACGTTATAGATAAATTAAAAGCAACAGGCATCAAAGTTAGTCAAAGATTCAAAGAGCTAGAGACAAAAGCTATTAGAGTATATCCGGATAACGATCATTTGGTTAAAGAGCTCATCAAATGGATCAATACCTCAAAAGATGTACAGAAAAAGAAAAAAGAAGAAACAAGAACCCTAACAGAGAAATATTATTGTTGGGATAATAGCGCTAAAAAATGGGAAGAGTATCTAGATAAGTTGGATTCATCAGGATATAGGTCAGACTGGAGTAAGCCACCAACCATACTGCAAAACATACCAGAAGACATAAGTGAACAACAGATCAATAGTCAGTACTTTGATTTGCTAATGTATGTTTGCAATAACAATTTACAAGACCATAATATGGTATCTTCCATGTTATTCTTAGATGCTCTCAAAGACCTAGACTACGGATTTACACAGAGTGGAACACAGATATCCAGCTATAATCTGCCTGATATTCTCAATTTGATTAGAACATACATCAATAATCAAAATAACTCAGAAAAGGCTAGATCAGATAATCTAAAGTTTAATGATGACTTTATACAGTACGCTCATATGAAGGGATCAACATGAACATTTTGTACATAGGTCCTTATAGAGAAGATACAGAACAGGGATATATTTCTAGACAATATCTTGAAGATATATTGGGGAACTATAATGTCACTTGTCGCCCAATATTCACTTCCAACAGCACTGTACAAAAAATCCAAGAAAATATAACAGATGCTGAAAAACGACTACAAAATAATTACGACTGTTGTATACAGCATATGACACTAAATATGTTAACATACTCTGGATATTTTAAACATCTTGTGGCTATCCCGGTACTTCCTATCTCTAATAAAATAAACAGCTTATCTAATATAGACACCCTAAATAGATTCAATAAGATCATTATTAATAACGATAAAGAAGAATCACTCCTAGTAAGATCAGGAATTAAAAGCGAAATAAAAAACATAGATTGTCCAGTAGATATAAAAATGGCTGAGACAATAGATAAAAAATTTAATTTCGGTCTGCACAACAACAATCATAAATTCTATTTCATTGGAAACTACAAAAAAGACATGGAAGCTATTCATAAGATTCTATTAGCTTTTTATGTGTCTTTTAGATGCGATATAACATATAGTTTGATTATGTTGCTAGAGGGTGATCAACAAGACAAAGAGCATTTACAAAAAACTTCCACAGACATTAAAAGTCAATTAAACATTATCTCATATAGAAACCCACTTAATGAACTCTATATATTTGAGCCAATGTCAGAATATGATAAACTAATACTCCATAATTCCTGTGACATATTTTTGAATCTTCAATACGGGGGATCAAAGATCCAAAAACACTATGCTGAATTTTTTGGTAACTTTATCATAGATAATGAGAATACAGACACGGTCGATATTCCGTATGGGAATAATCCATCAGGATATGTGACAGAAGATACTATCGAGTCAATCACGACCAATAGCATAATAAATAGAATGAGACATTGCGCTAAAGAAAAAAATATCAAAACCCCAAATCAAAAATCCTACAATAAAACACTCTCTCAATTCATATGAACAAAGCAGTATCTAACATTATCGAAACGACTATCAGAAGCAGCACAAAGCAAACAATGAATGTGCTTTACCATGAAGGTTCATCCTCAATCTTGCCCCCACTACTATCTCATAGCAAAAAGCTTAACTTTGTAAGAAGTTCAAATATCACTAATGAGACACTAGACATCGATTATGCTGCTTATGTTTGTCATGATTATCTAAATATGGAAAACATATACAAACAGATTATTAATCCAATGCATATGAAAAGTTTAGTTTGTTTTAATGATACCCCATATAAAATGCTGAAAAAAGAAGACTTATTCATACTACAAACTAATTTAGCAAAAAGTAAAAAATTAGCATTTTGTCCATATGTTTATGATATATGGAAACCCTTTTTTCCAGATATGGTTTTCATGACCCCAGGAATTCCAGACTTTCAAATTTCTGAATTAGAGAATAGAAAATCAATAGTGGTAGTTTCTTGTTCTAATAAAAAACAAGCACGTTCTTTGCATTCTCAAATAATGGATGTTATGAAAGATGTTGGATTGTTAGTTGACTTTAATTATAATGCTGTTAGTTTGATGAACGTATTTAATGAATATAAGATGGCTATTGTTTTAGATAATTCTTTATCTTGTTTACTAGCTATGGCTGCAAATTGTGCTGTAATAAGTCCAATACCTTTTTATGATCAAATCATAACGTATAATGATAGTAGCACACTTAATCAGGCTATAAATGCTGGGTTTGAAATGACAGAAAATAAAGAGACTGTAGCTTTAGGGAACAAAATAAGAGACAGTCATCAATACGACCCATTTGACAACAACCTTTATAACTTTATGCTAAATATAACAAGGGAGCCATTTTTACTATGAACAGAAACATCAATATATCTGATAGTGTAGATTCTAAAAATTTAGATGGCTTTAACACAGTTAATATAGATAAGCTAGACGATGTTGTAAATCACTCTGCTGATGTGATATACTATGGATCATTTAATAATGTCGGAGATCAGAATCTGATACCCACATTAGGTAATATGCTAGAAAAAATAAGGGTTGGAGGTACTTTGGTCGTTAAAATACTCAATGCAAGAGTACTTTCCAAACTATACTTTGAAAATAGCATCAGTTCTGCAGAATATCTACAATCAATAAAGCAAGCCAATACTCTGCTAACCCCAGAAGATATCAACAACAATATCGACCATAGTCAGTTCGTATTAGGAAAAATAGAATATCAAAATTACCACACTCTAGTATCTATTGTTAGGAAAGATATAGTATGAGACAAAACACAAAATGCGAAACTTGTTTGTTTGCGGATACTCATGACAGCACCAAACCCTGCCAACACGGTATTCTAGATCATATTAAGGACATTAAAACTCTTGAGGTGGTTGATGATTATTATGTAATACAGGACTATTCTTGTAAGATGGGTTTTTCAAAGAAAGCTTTTGAATCAAATTCTGACAAATATTCTTTAGATGCCATAAAACAAGAAATATTAAAAAATGCATGTATTAAATACTATTTAGTCATGGACATATCAGACTCTTCTGAATCAGAAATAGAGAATATCTGTAAAAATATTAATGCTTTACAAATACCTCCAAAATATATTTCTTTCTTGATTAAGAGTGAAACGAATAAAAAAATGATTAAATATCTGAACCAGGGCAAAATTACCAATACCGAATGGAAAGCTCACGGATTTTTAGCAGAGATGGAGCATATTCAAGCTATTAATGTGGCCTTAGATACCAATCTTAAAAAGAACAATTCTCAACTATTATTATTCTATGATAAAAAAGACATAAACGATCTAGATAATGATATTAATGAGATTAATACAATCATAAATGTTGAACAAAGACCCTTTCACATACTGAGAAAAAATGAGACAAAAGAAGATAAAGTTGAAGGACTATTAATGTCGTTTGAAGGATATTCTTTCCTAAAGGGTAGGTACTATGATATCATGGAAGAAATCAAAAATATGGAAGATATGATCATACTAAAATATGGAAAAAATTAATGCCATTATTGTTGCTAGTGAAATTACAAGGGGAATGAAATCGATTGGACCGAAGTCCTTGCTAAAGATTAAAAAAACACTATCAATAGTAGAATACCAAATACTAGAGCTTAAAAAACATTATCCTGGAATAAATGTAACGGTATCTATCGGATTTGAATCAGAAAAAATGATCAAGGTATTAGAAAAATATAAAGTCAATATACTCCATAATGAAGACTTTGTTTCTAGTAATCAAGTCAAAGCGATATTAGACTATGTAAAAGAGTATGATGCAACTAATCTGCTAGTTATTCATAGTGGGGTTTTATTTAAACAAAAGTTCGGAATTCTAAATAATAGATCGCAATCTTGTTTATATATGCTGGACAAGCACAAGGCAAATTTTAATATAGGATGTAATGGATTATCAGAAATGTCGTATCTGTTTTTTGATCTTCCAGAAAAATGGTCTGAGTGTGTTTTCTTTGATCAGCAGACTATCAGGAACATTATTGATCTGTCCAAAAAAAGAGAAATAAAACAACTATATACTTTTGAACTAATTAATATGCTTATAGAAGTTGGTCAGCACTTTTCTCGAACAACCATAAAAAAGAACAACATTATGAAAGTATCAAACATTAAAGATTTACCCAAAGCTAAGGTGTTCATATAATGAAATGTTTTATTGAAGCACAAGATTCAAAATTTATTAATAATACGATTATATCTTTGAGACAACAAAAAAATACTGAAGTATTCTCATATCCATCCCACAAGAACCTCTATAAGATATATCATCAAACACAATTTGATACTGCTATTTTTATAGCATCTAGATTTACATCTGAAATAGCTCAATTCGTAACTGAGTTCTATACCAAAGGAATTAAAATCTTTGTTTATCATGACGCTCTAATACCTAACATTATAGAAGACTACAAGGCAGCATGTGTGAGTCTTGTTCATGAAAAAAGTCTAAATAATACCATTGTGATACCTCCTCTTATTAATGACTACATATACAAAAATAATGGATATGATAGACACAAAAGCATAGCTTGTTTTATAGACGATCAACAAGAATCTATTTCTAGCGACCTAGAACAGCATCTATATCCTAATGCCAAACTCCCCATTCGTATGTTTAATAATTCGAAAATAGTTCATCCTCTGAACTTAGGACTATTAAATGAATATGACAAAGCAGACGTTCTTAATCGGTCAGAATATTTTCTTGATATTAATAATACCTATACCGAAGAAGCTATTCGCTGTGGATGTAAGATTGTAAAATTAGATAATGTACAGAACTATAAAAAAGCTAAAAAGACTAAACCAAACAACAAACTACTAACATACCAAAACTTTATTGAACAAAACCTATTATGAATAATACTAAAAAAGATTATGGATTTTTGCTGATTAAAATAGATCAGAGATACAAAGGGTTAATAAACTCAATTTCTGATATTGCTAATCATAGACCATATGATCAAACCTGCATATTTAATAGTAATCATATTGATTTGCCAGTAGACGATCTTCCTATTTTACATCTTAATGAGATGAAATATTTTTTTGGTAATCTATTTGTTTTTGATATTGCTGGTTTAATTTTAAGTCAAGAATGTCCAAATATACACAATAGATATTATTATGCAGTAGATGCTCCGTGGATCGACAATACCAAAGCTTTCTATAGAGAGTGGAAAAATCTTTTTGAACAAGATAATCTAGAAATAATTGCCCAGAATAAACATGTTGCAGATATATATGAGATATGTTGGAAAAAACCCATACTAGTAACAGAAGAGTTTTCATATGACACAATATCAAAAATCATTTAATAAGTTGGATATCTCAGAACAAAAAACTGTCCTTTACGATATGTATATCAAGCAAAAGAAAAGTTTTGCCGATATTGCTTTAGAGTTAGATACATATCCTAATAAGATTAGAAGAGCACTACAGTCTCTTGAAATACCCATTAGAGATAAGTCTGACGCTCAGAAGAATGCTTTAAAATCGGGAAAACACAAACATCCAACAAAGGGCCAAAATAGGTCTGAAGAAATTAAGAATAAGATAGGTATGGGCGTTATGAAGTCGTGGGATTCTCTCGATGAAGCTGCCCTGAATAAAAGAAAACTAAAAGCAAAAGAGGCTTGGGAAAACTTAGACGAAGACGCTAAGCAAAATATGATTAAACTAGCAAATGATGCTGTTAGAGCAACATCAAAAACAGGATCTAAACTAGAAAAATTCATATTTAATAAATTGCTAGAGGACGGATACAAAGTTGATTTTCATAAAGAGCAAAGTCTACTAACTACCAAGTTGCAAATCGACCTGTTTCTTCCTACCATGAATGTAGCTATCGAGATTGACGGACCATCTCACTTTCTTCCAGTATGGGGTGATGATGCTCTTCAAAGGAATATTAATTATGATCAGAAGAAAGAAGGATTAATTTTAGGAAAAGGTTTGAAGCTAATCAGAATCAAACAAACCAAAGATTTTTCAAAGTCTAGATCAAATAATACATATGCTAATCTTAAGAATCTGCTAGAGAATATTTCAAATCAAACTAACCAAGAACGTAACTTTACAATAGAGGACTAAAATGGTCAAGAAGAAAGAGGAAGTAATCGTGGAGAATGCTCAGGAAGTTGTAGAAAAGAAAACCGTCACACCTAATGATCTCGAATGGACGGATCATGTTCTTGCTTTATTAAGCGATGATGAAAAAATTAGTGGTAATCCTACAACAGACGGATTAAGGCGCATATTCGAAATAGCTTTAAATTGTAGGGTAATTGCCTCTATGAGCGATGTGGTTCAAACTCCAGAACCAAATAATGAAAAAAGAGCCACCGTGGTTCACTCCATAACCTACATTTTAAATGGAGGCCCCAGGGACCAACCAGAATTAAATACAGTAACCATAAACGGCGCTGCGGACGTTTTCTGGGGCAACTGCGACAAGATATATCGCAACTATCCGGTAGCCGTGGCAGAAACCAGAGCAGAAGGACGAGCTTTACGCAGAGCTTTGAAACTAAGGAAGGTAGTAGCTGCTGAAGAAATGGCAAAAGATATTGAAGATCATCCCGACCAAGATTCTGTATCAAAAATTAGTAATAATCAGATTAATTTCATTGACGTAATGGCAAAAAGACTTAATATAAACGTAACCAAACTCCTTGAGGAGAACGAACTAGAATCCAAAAATATCTATGTTCTGTCTCACGAAGATGCGGTTAAGGTCATCAGAATGTTGTCATCATATCAACAGAATATGAGCAATATTTCTGAAAATATTTTAGGCTATCATAACGAATGGAAATAAACTATGAAAGTTGTATATAAAGCGAATGATAAGTTACAGTTTGAGCTTGAGGGATCTGGACAAAAAGAAGTCTTTAAAGAATTGGCCATGATCCAAGAAATATTCTCTGAAGAAAAGTGTGGAAGTTGTGGTTGTGCAAATATCAAATTCGTAGTAAGAAACGTTGACGCTAATGATTATTATGAATTAAGATGCACAGATTCTAAGTGCGGGGCCACCCTTGCTTTTGGTCAACATAAAAAGGGTGGAACATTATTTCCCAAGAGAAAAGACGACGATAATAACTATCTGCCCAACAAGGGTTGGCATAAGTGGACAAAAGATAAGCCAGCTTAATTGGAGATCTTTCCCCATTTGCCAATAGGACAAACCTGATCTTTGTGAGATAGCTTATTATTATAGATTCTACCTCTATTTAATAAGCATCCACATTTCATGCACGAGCTGTTTTCTAAAAATTCACAAGACGAGCATATATTATATCTTTGCTCTATCTGTTCCTCTGAACATAGTTGTTCTGGATTATTACTCTTTTGTTTAGAGCAAAGGAAGATGGGCATATCTATTTGAACTTCTAGTGCTTCTATTTCTAATCCACAATTAGCGCATTTAAAAAACTTATTATCTATTGTAACAAATTCACAAATATTATCTAGATTCATATTAATCTCCTTAGAATGGTGCTCCTGGAGTAGTTCCTGGGGAAGTTGATCCTGGCGTTTGTCCAGGCGTTGCTGGTGGTGCTCTTACTATAGTAGTGCTAGAATTACATGCTGCAGATGGCTCTATCCATAACAATAAGCCAGCAATAGGTCTAGGAACTTTCTTACAAACTCCAGGCTTAGCAGAAGACGATCCTGGACAAGCATCAGGACTAGGCATTGGAGAATCATCTCCTTCTTCTATCTTACATATAACTATTAAATCTCTAAGAGTTATAAAACCATCACACATAGTTCCTCCTCCTCCGCTTGCAACTGTTGGAGTTGGAGTGGGTGAGCTAGTTCTTGTATTTGTAGGCGTGGGCGATGGTGTTCTTGTGTTTGTTGGGGATGGTGGAGGAGTCTGGCTTGGTGTCTGGGTGGGTGGACCAGTAGGTGTTGGGGTTTGAGTTGGTGGTGGTGTTGAACTAGGGGTGGGCGTAACCGGTCCTGTTGGCGACGGCGTTGGAGTTACGGGGGCTGTCGGGGATGGTGTTGGAGTTGTTGTGTTTGTTGGTGAGTTGGTTGGAGTTACAGTATTAGTTGGTGAATTAGTTGGGGTTGGAGAAGGGGTTGCGGTGCCTGTTCTGGTAGGAGTTCGTGTTTGAGTGGAAGTACGGGTTTGTGTTTTTGTGGGAGTTTGTGTTCTGGTTGAGGTTTTTGTTGGAGTTTGAGTCCTGGTCATCGTCTTTGTAGGAGTATTACTTCTGGTGGGACTATGTGTTGGGGTTGTGGTTTTAGTCGGTGTTGGAGTTAAGGAAGAAGTGGTTGTTGGAGTTGGAGTAGATGGTCCCGTAGCTGTTACTGTTGGGGTTACGCTAGGCGTTATCGTAATAGACGCTGTTGGAGTTAGCGTTATTGATGAAGTAGGAGTTTGGCTAATACTGGAAGTAGGACTATAGGTAGGAGTTAAGCTTGGTGGTGGTGTGGATGTTGGGGTATCTGTTAGAGTGGCAGTTGGAGACAAACTTATGGTTGGTGTGACGGACGGTGTTGGTGTTGGGGTTTTTGTTATTGTTGGAGTTGGCGTCGGAGTATCCGTAATGTGATAGTTTGAAGATTGTAGAAATTCAATAAGGGTATTAATAGGTAAATTTAATGATATACTAATTTGATCTGCTGTGAAATTATTAGAAGAGTATAACCATAATATAGCATATTTTTGAGAATCGGTTAGAGATACTAAATTAGTAGATGAAGGAGTGATAGAAATTGTCGGGGTTTGCGTTGGAGTGTCTGTTACTGTTGGTGATGGGGTATGTGTTCGGGTGGATGTTTTTGTTGGAGTTCTAGAGGGACTTTTTGTTGGAGTTTTAGTTGATGATGGCGTTTTAGTCGAAGTTTTTGTTGGGGTTGCTGTTTTCGTGCGTGTTGGAGTACGTGTTTGAGTTTTTGTCGGCGTTGAGGTGTGTGTGGGTGTTTTTGTATGAGTAGGAGTATGTGTTCTGGTAGGACTCTTGGTCGGCGTTCTAGTTGGTGTTCCTGTAGGACTTACTGGTGGTGTTCTGGTAGGAGTTGGTGTGGGAGAGTAAGTATTAGTAACAGACGGTGTTGGGGTTGGTGTCTCGGTAGGTGTTGGGGTTGGTGTGTCTGGTGGGGTTCTTGTTGGGGTGGGACTTTCTGATACAGTAGGAGAAGGGGTTTTAGTCTGAGTTCTTGTTTGGCTAGGTGTTTTAGTATGTGTTCTTGTTGGAGTTTTAGTAGGGGTATGAGAAGCTGTTGGTGATTTGGTAGGAGAATGGGTTTTTGTTGGAGTATGTGTAGGAGAATGTGTTTTTGTACAAGTCTTGGTAGGAGAATGTGTTTTAGTCGGTGTTCTTGTGGGAGTGTGAGTTTTTGTTGGGGTTTTAGTTACTGTGTGAGAAGGTGTTGGTGTTGGGGTAGGAGTAGGGCTTGGAAGAGGGCTTTTAGTTGGTGTGGGTGTGACAGAAGCTGTTCTCGTTGCTGATGGGGATGGTTTTCCTCTGGCATTTCTTAAAATTTTAACTACTACATAACCCGGACTACCATCAGGCTGTATGTCTTGTTTTAAAAATCCATTACAAACAGGTACTAGCATTATCATTCCAACGGGCATCTCTTTTGTATCTACAATAATAGGATTATTAACTCTTCCATCTCCTTTTATCTTCATTCTTTTTTTATTGCTACGAGTGCCAGATGGCGTTCTGGTAGGAGTTTTGGCGGGGGTACCTGATCTTGTGCAAGTTCTTGTTAAACTAACTGTTGGAGTTAGAGTTACTGTGGCGGTTTTGGTTGGGTTGGGAGTCTCTGCTGGTGTGCTAGATGGATTTGGAGTATCTGTAGGACTAGGTGTGGGTGTGCAACTTTCTGTAATAGATGGTGTCGGTGTGCAGGTTTCTGTAATTGATGGAGTTGGTGTTACGGTTAAAGGTGGTCCACTTGGTGTTTGTGTTTGCGTAGAGGTTTGTGATAGCGAAGGAGTGGGGCTTTGTGTTTGTGTTATGGATGGGGTTACGGTAGCGGTACAGGTTTGACTGGCTGTTTTTGTGGTCGTTCTGGTGGGGGTTTGTGTTTTTGTACTAGTTCTTGTGACCGTAACGGTTTTTGTTGGAGTTCTGTAGGAGTAGTTGTTGGAGTATTGGTTGGGGTTGTTGTTGGAGTTGTGGTTTGGGTAACTGTTGGAGTATTTGTAACTGTTGGTGTTGTGGTAGCGGTTGTAGTATTTGTAGGCGTTGAGCTCGTAGTATTTGTTACTGTTGGCGTAGGTGTGGGGGTTGTTGTTTCTGTTTTTGTTGGAGTTTGTGTTACACTTTGCGTAATCGTAGGGGTTGGAGTTTCTGTTGTACTGCAGGTTGGACTAATCGTAATAGTAGGAGTATTAGTCGGTGTAGCAGTAGCGGTGCTAGAGAGAGTTGGGGTCGGAGTATGAGACTCAGATACCGAAACAGAGGGGGTGTTTGTGGGAGGGTTTGCTACAGCAGGGAGATTACTCTCTAAATGCTGCTCTTCAGAAAGAGTAATATCTAAAGCATCCGCTATCTGTTGGGGCGTAAGCTGTTGTGATTTTAGATAAGAAACAGCATACAACAGTACTAGCTGTTCTTCAGTTAAATTACTCATGGAGGTTCAATAATTGGTTTATTAAAATATTCATACGGTATCCAGTCCCACATCTCTTTTGTGTCACTAACATTGGTATTTCTATGTTCTGTACCATCAACACTACCAAAAAATGCTCTAAAAATCATTTCATTTTGTAGTTTGTAAAAGTCTGGCGGCTCTATTTGTTTACCATAGAATTCATGTCCATCTGGTTGTGGTTTGTCGTCATCAAAACCATAACACTGCCATACACAAAAATTATTAGACATAGCTCCTCCCGCAGAAGGTGTTGTGCTTTTTCCTAGATTACCATTATAATCATAATTGTACAAATCAAAGAGCAAATCAATAGTTTTTAACTTTCTTGGAATATTTTTAAACTTAATATATACAGTGTTATTACTATCCAAATTAAAACAATCTTTTACCTTACAAGCAGACATTGCTCCTGTTGGTTTTTTAGGATATTCATAATATTCTTTTACTGTAACTAATGTGTCTCTTTTGTCAGCGCCATCTCCGCCAGCATCATCTCCGCAAGACATAAAAAATTTCTTTTCAAATACATAATACTCAGGAGTATTTGTTCCTGTATTACTGACCCATTCGGTTACAGAAGGATATTTTGCTTTTTCTGTTGTTTTTTGTGCGTCCGATATCGAATATTCTATCTTGATACCATCCTGTTTAATATTTTGATCTGTTCCATTATTTAAATCTTTATTTTTATTATCTCCGCACACAGAATTGCATGCAGGATACTGATAGTATCCAATAATTGGAGAACATTCATATGTTACTTTACTCAAAACTTTGGCCGATACCTCTTGAGAAATAGAGCAATACTGTTCTTTATCTATATTAATCCAATAATAGTCGATTTCTCTAAAAGAAGCAGTAATTTTATCATTAGGAGCTAAAGCTATTAAAGTATCATAATCTCCTTCATCAATACTTAATGCTACTAATAATTCTGCTTTAGTAGAAGATAATGTTTTAGTATTCATTAATATTTTTGCTTGAGCTACTTGTTCATCTGTTAAACTTTCACTTAGTGTTGGAACGAAAGAAATACTTTTAGTACTATGTGTTTCCCTGGAACCAGCATTAGCTAATATAGATCTTAGAGAATCCTTTTCTGTTGTATAGGCTTTAATTTCTTGTAGTTTTTCTTTTTTAGGACATTCGGAATTTATTCCGTCAACAGATTCACAAATTTGTGGATCGTCATCCATATTGTCATAGATGGCTTTAGCTTGAGCTATTAAATCTATAAGTTTAGCGATTCGTAATGCAATTACGCCCATTTGTGAATTAGTTAATGAGTATGTAGAAATTTTAGTAGTAAAATCTCTATCTATAATTATCTCACCCGAGTCAGCTATATTTTTAAATTTATCTGATTTTAAGTCCATAAATAAAGGATTTTGATTATTATGAGATACTAATAAGTTACTATTAACGGCAGCTGCAATTTTTTCTAGTTCATTTATACCAAGCAAGTCTTTTTGATTGTCTTTAAAGGGATTAATTAATGCTTCTGGTTTATGTAAACCAAAATCAAAAATAGAATAGGAATATCCATATAGTAAATCTTTTTCTGTATCTGACGCAGGATCAAATGTTATGTTTGATCCATTAACCATGACAGTATTATATCTAAACTTATTAGAATTATTCCCATCAAGAATCTTATTCGTATCTTCTATGGAATTAAATTTTAGCTTTATATCTTCTAGTAGTTGTGGCTCTATTTCATTTGTACCATAACCTATTGATCCTTCTCCAAAAACTGCAGGATGTCTATCTATCTGAAAATTTAGAGCTTTTTCATTGGGGGACTTATTCGTACTCCACTTCCCCACTTTAATATTGTCTTTTCTAGTTACGTGATCTTTATAGATTAAAATAGTGTTTACATCGCTATCTGGCTTTGCTATTTCTCCAATTTCTACATCGACAGTAGAAGATAGTGTTAGTACTGTTTTATATTCTCCGTTTATTAATAGTAGTGCTTTATCTAGTATAGTATTTGCTGCCGAAGATCCAGTGTTCATATATCTCATATCAATATTATCGTTTTTATCAAAATAATAATAAGCCCTAGCTCCATCCACGATAAATAATTGCCTTGCTCCAATATAAGCTTTAGTCAAAGTTGTATTTTTAATAGCTTTATTGTAAGAACAAAATTTAGCAGACTGAGTGTTTGGGGCTAAGGTCCAACTGCCAGAACTTACAGCATATATATCGTTTGTGGTAGAATTTTTAACATGCACCAAGTCACCATCTTGCAGGGTGAGACTTGTTCCTTTGGTTGTTGTAATAGATAATCCCGAGAAGTTTGATGTATCTGTTACAGCAGCAATCTGAGATGTATCGATAATTTCTCTAATATTTGTTACTCTCTTAACTATAAATCTTCCAAGAACTAACTGTTTTTTAAGTTTAATATACTTGTACTTGTTTTGTTCTAGAATTGGACAATTAGAATATTTAAAGATTGGAACTTCCATCTGATACCATGTGGCCTTATCTGTGCTTGCTAAAATAATAGCTTTGTTAGCATAGCCGAAACCATCATATACTGGCTGAAAATAATTTCTTTCTTTTTCTTCTTGTTGTCTTTGAAAACCAATGTCCAAAAACATATTTACAATAGGATCAGCTCGGCCTCCAGCTGCAAATACTGCATTTAACTGAGATATTGCGACCAATCCTCCAATAGCAGAAAAAAATGGAGTAAAATATAAAAAGGTTGTTGGATATTGAATTGTTTGATATGTCATTCCTCTAGATTGTTCATAGTCGTCAATAAATTTACAAGAATTTATATTTGACAGATATGGGAACGGGGCGTTTAAATTAACTGGAGGAATCATATATTTTTTATCAGTTAAATCTGCAATAAAGCTGTATCCATCATATCCAGTAGCTGGATTATTATAGTTTATATATCCTAGTACGTCAGATGGTGTAAATTTTTTAACAGATTTTGTATGGATAATAATTTCCCAACTACAAATACTATTAGCTATATTATTAGAAGTTTCTTTATTTTCTATATTTGCTAGTCCAGATAGTTCGTTATTATTTTTTAAATTATCTTTAACAGTAACGGCATCGTGCTGATCAACAACCTCAACATTTAGTGTGAATTTTGCCCCAGCAAGAGATATATTCCTAAATTTAGCAAAAGACGCTTCTAAAATACTCATATTATTACTGGCCAATATATTGCGATACATGGCTATTTCTGTATCGTCATAACCAAAAGGAGATAATGTTGGTCTTGTTTTATCATTATTATGTATTACATATTGAGAAGGTAATACTCCGCTTGTGATTTTGTTATAATCTGTGGTTACATTATTTATGCCAACATCATCAGTAAAGCATATGTTAAAATTATATCCGTAATTATCAATATTGTCTCTATTTAGAAGATATAGTCTTTTACCACCACTGCTGGGATCTGCATTTAGACTAACTATACTATCATAATAAGCAGAGAATCCGCTTGGAGTATCAGACGATACGTCGCTAGAAGACAGATAATTCTTGAATATTTTGTTTGTACCATCTGCAGTGCCTATATTATTATAAGTAACATCTAAATAGACAATTAGTTGTTTTGGATTAGGATAATTAATAAAATTTAACTTGACTTCTAAATCTTTAATAGTTAAAGAACTTAACTTGTTGCTGTTTATAAAAGAATATCTTATACTAGGAATAAAATCACAATCAAAACCAACTCTGCTTTCTGTATCTTGGGAAACTATAAAATCATCAGTTTCTTCTAGTATTGTCTGATTAGGATTACGATAACCGTAATTAACGCTCAATTGAGAAGAATCTGCTCCAACAGAAGAAGAATTTATTTCTATTCGACTCTTAAAATTGTTCTTATAGTTTGTACTTTCTCCAAAGTCTGATTTCAAATCTAAATAACCATGACCTTTAAATATATATGACTCATAATCATCTGTTTGGTATTTTTGTACAGAACTCTTGTTGAGATAGTTGGCATAAGATGCTGAGTTATTAGGTATCCATCCCCTCCTTGTATGAAAGTACCCTTTGTTAAATGTTGTACATCCAGTTACTGAAATATCAACTAATCGACATCTTCTATTTGAAATTTCTCCACCCATATCATTTCTGTCTATTATTGGTGGCATATAAGCAGGGTCGGCACAAGCAAAGCCTGTTGGACAATCCCAAATGGTTCCTGCTGGGGTTGCATTATAGACCATAGGATTACCACCAACACTTATTGGATGATAGGGTATATCAACTCCTATATTTTTAATGACCTGCTGTGAGTATCCACCATAGCTGGGTATTTTAGGCGAAAATGCTGTAGAAGCCGGTGGAAGTTTAAACTCAACTACCTCTGAACTTCTATACCAGTCAGTATTATTGTCTGTTTTGTATTTGTAGAGTGGAACAGAGCCGTCTGTTCCTATTCTGTAGTATTTAGCTAATCCGTTTTCGTCTGTAATTCTATCTTCTCTTTCTCTAACTATTTTTTCTTCATAGCAACTTTTACAATTGGCAAAATTAGCCGTTCTGGTTATCCCATCCTTTGTCGTTGTAGTGTCTCTATCTCTTAAATGCTCTATAGATAAATGTGATAATTTTATTATGGTATTGTTGGGAGAAAAGTTGAATTTCAAGCTCGCATCAGAGTTATAGATATTAGCTAACATATCTCCATTAGAATCAACCCTATAAAAATATTCTAGTCCAATTTTAGTATTAATACATCTCTTTTCTGTTGAAAAAGGGGTAGGATCAGCTACTTTGCAAATATGCATATCTGTATCCATAAACCAAATTAATCCGCGTTTATTTATTCCTACTTGTCTAATGTTGGGACACATTGATTTGTATTCGTTGATTACCCGATTATCAACCGGGTAAGTGAGCGGACTTCCTCCATCTACATAAATATCTATTGTGTCTGATTTTTTTAAAGCAGACGACTCGGCATGTACACAGTCTATGGAAAATATTCCCGGTTTTTTTACGAATATGTCAGGACTATCTTGAGTGCTAGTTCTTAACCTGTTAAGAAAGGATCCCAGACCAGGAAATCTGTTATAATCAGAAAATCTTAAACAATCATAGCCTTCAGATAAAAACCAAAAAGTGCTACTATCTACTGAAGATCCTATTTCTGGGATAGTATATTTCTTTTCCAGATCTGTACCCATAGAAATATTAGCATCATCTCCAAGATTAATTTTTATCTTATCTGGTTTTTTAAAAGCAATATCACATAAAGGCATTATGCCAGTCATCTCTATAGTAGTATCATCATCATTAACATAAAAAAACTTGCATTCAGAATTTGTTAAAGAATTATTAGTTTGTAATTTGATATTTCCTAGAGTCAAATCAAAATTATTAAAAATGGTTGTTGTTGTTGCTGTGGAGAATGAGATATGAGAAGAAATTCCAAAATTAAAATAAGCATGAGCACCATTGAATAGAGAAGATTTATATGAAAATTTACATGATGTTATCGGACTCCCTATTCTAATATAAGGAGTATATTTCTTACTCAGTTTCAAAAATAGATCTGTTTTTGTTTTAATAATATTGTGTCCTGTGGTTTGTTGGTCAAAATCCACAGATATGTTTTTATAGCGATAAAAAATAGTATTGATAATATCAAGTAAGTCTGTTTTTTCGCTTGTTCCACTAGCCGCTTTTATATATTCATTATATACTCTATCATACAGAGTTGCGTCTGTTAAGTAATCGATTGTGGTTCCATCAATTAAGGGAGAAGATGCTAAAAAATAGCAAAGCTTCTTGAGTTTAGCTGACTGTATTTTGTTTAAGCTAAAACCTGAAGATATTTTTTTTTCTCTAATTGTTAAAGCATTATATATTGATCTATATATATGATATAAGCTTGGAGACAAATAGCTTCTGGACAAGGTGCCTTTTTGATCTCTCTTGTATCTGTCCCTAAAGCCATTATAGTAAGAAAATACTTCACCACTACTAATCCATAAAGTATAATCTTTTAGATTAGAACTAATAGTGTTATATAGGCCGAAAATTTTAAAAACTCTTGAGTCTTCTAGGCTTTGTATCTTTGAAAACTCGAACCATTCACTATTATTATTTGATACTACTTCAGTCTTTTTGATGAGCTGTAATAAGGCGTTATTTTTTTTAATAACTATTTGATTAGCTGGGATAGTGTATGTTGTGCTATTTATTGTATATGATAATTGCTGTGTACAATAAATTTTACTACCATTTGGTATTTCTTTTAGCTTAAAGGTTGTTGAGGATGACGGATTTGTGTTTTTCTTATACCAAAAAAGAGGCCCATAAAATATTTCTGCTGGGGATAAATTACTATTAAGTTTCCAGTCAATATCTATTGAGGGTTTATTAACCGCTGGGGTTGTGTCTATTGTCCAATTTTGAAATACTGGATTGCTAAGAGATAACATTGATTCAATTCCATATACCGTATTATCTATAACATGACCCATCAATACTTCTTTGTTGCTCATGTAAGTATCGGTATCAAGAATAGCAGGTAGCCATATGTCATCGTTTGGAGAACTTGGTCTGTTGCTATTAATTATAGTTAACAGATCCGCAGACCTAATTGAACAAGTGGACGAAGGGTAAGAATCCAAAAATCTAAGATAAAGAGTAGAATCTGAGTCTATAGTAACATCTTCTACTATTTCGTATTTTTCTAAGTCGTCTATAAAAAATTTATTATAGATATTACATTCTTTTTTGTCTCTTTTTAGATACATAGAAACAATAATCCTTTAATTATTTAACAGCTGATAATATCCATTTCCCAGAAACGAATGTAAGTAATCCTTTTCCTCCATCAACACCAATATTGAAATCAAGAGGATTATCAAAAGATACTTCCATAGTTGGTGCATCTTCTCCTTTTTTCTTCCCTAGTACATATGACATGGTAATAACAGCTGAACCAGAAGAATTTAAAGTTCCCATCACTATGAAAGATGGTTTGCTAACCGGCTCATAGAACCCACTCTCCGCATCGTATCTGCATAATAATTTGGCTCCTCTGGGAGCAGTATATCCTGCTCTATCTTTCACAAAAACAACTCTTCTGTAGCTATTATCTAGTGGCAATGTTGAATACTCTATATCATCTAAAAATCCACGAGATGGATATGTTTCATCCAAATCATTAGCTTTAATTAAGTCTTCTTCCAAGGTCACATAAACCATTTTATAGACAGGATCCTGATTTGCTGTCCATACTTTACGATTAGAGTCCCATCTTAAATCAATAGGCCCAACAGGCCAAAGTTCTGGATGTTCTCCCCAATTCAGATGAAACTCATTAAGTTTAACTTTTGATGACCAATATCCATTAACATATTTTTGTGTTTTACCAATAATAGATCCTTGGTATGTTGCGGGATCAAAACCTCCAGTAGAAGATAAGTCGTCTTTATATGTAACTTTATAAACATCACTATCATCGGTGATTGCTAACGAAACAAAATCACTAGCGCGATAACCTGGGGTATCTTGCATAGCTAAATTTTTTGCTTTAACAAGTTTACTGCTATTATAAGAAAAAACCTCCCCAATAGCTAAATCTTTGTACTTAACAGTCTCAGTACCTACTGTTTCAGATAATGGGAATCTTTTGGGTCTTCCATAATTATCAATTTCGTATGGTTCGTCGGCAGCATTGGGAACCGGATAGCCCTCTTTGTCATAACCCCAGCCGTGTACTACCAATGGTCCTCTAAAACCAACAAATCTTTGATTCATTTCAGCATTTAAGCTTGCATAGTTTGATGAGTCTATGCTTTTAATTTGTTTATTACCTTCTAAATCTCTGTAATAAAAATCAGGATTATAATTATTTACTAAAGTTTCATCATTATCTATTTTATTATTTAGGGCAAGTTGAGATGGTTTAGCTGCTGAACGAGCAACTATAGAAATGCTATGTCTACCCCTGTCGATAAAGGATCGATCTTGACCATTAACTTTTAAGGCTACGTGAGCCTTGTCTGGATGTTCTCCAGTATAATTCTGTATATTAGGATTTCTAAACTCACTATACGGAACAATTATGGGCTGAAGACTTACAAGATTGATTGGCGCTGATATCTCTCCTCTACTAGAAGATAGAACCATAGAGTTCATATTAGACAAAGCATTAGCATCAGATTTATCTGTTAAAATATACGGTGGTAATACTTCAGAATAATTTTTAAACGTTGTTTTATTATTATAGAGTTTAGAATGTAGTTTATCCCCTAGTGGTGCACAACCATTACAAAGCACCGAATAGGTCCCGGTAGATTCTGTTACACTACCAGTCTTAAAGTATTTGTATGTAACATCTCTTTTTCTTTCCCCATTACAAATAGGACAGGTAGCAATTTCGTATTTTGAGAAAGGATAAGTATTTGAGCCGTCCGTAGGATAAAAAGAAACAGGAGAAAATATACCATCAAGACTCATTGCAGATTTTCTACCATAATCCTTTTGGAGAAAATCATGAATTTCTGTCAATTGGAAAATATTAGCACTAGTTTCTGTTCTGGATCTATGCTTCATAGAAGCTATTTGGTAAGAAGCATCAGTAAATAGATTATTTGCCAAATCTCCTGTTCCTAGATCATTACCTCCCGGCAATGAATATGTCGCAGTTTCTGATTCTGTCGGTGTTGTTTGGCTATTTCTTGGTTCTATGTATTTTGGAGTTCTTATTGGTTCTTTAAGAAATGGAAATGCTGAGGCGGTTATTATTTCGACGGGACTGTTGCCGTTGAGGAGAGTGGCGTTCGAGGTATCTTTGGCTCCTTTTCTATCTTGTTCTATTAATGTTAAATTATCAATAGTAGATTTATTTTCTAGTTGTTGAGATATTCTTGATATTTTTTTATCTCTTGCTAGATTCTCTTTAAAGATTTTTTTGAACTTATCATTAGATTCTTTATTAAATAGCGCTAATTTTCTTGTATAAGTTCTAAATGAATATGAAGATCTTATACCTCCACGACCAACATCTACATTAATATGAGTAATAATAGGACCAGCTAAAAATGGATCCTTATATTTTATTTTAATAACATTATATGTTAATGTAGAAGTATTATATTGATTAGAAATAGTGTTATTACTAAGATTTGTAAATTCTGGCAAATTAGAGGTAGAAGAGTAAGGTTGATTGATTCTTTTGGTCTCATTATATGTAAACGTTACAGTTGTTGGGGAATTTATAGGAGGAGTATTGTTTAAAGCCGCCGTATCAAATGATCCTCCTATATTAAATATTGGCAGACCAGGCATGTCAACATTCGCTGTTTCTATTACTGACTGATAATTTATTTGGGTCTTAGTTTCTTTATATGCTGCCTTGTCCAAAAAGCTCATACTTCCATAATTCCATGGTACAAATTCTTCCGGTTTGTATTCTATTTGTGTTGGTAGTATCCAATTATTAAGAGCGTTTGTAGCATCTATACTAACTGGTACATTAGAACAAGTTGTTGTTCCATTGCTATTATAGTTTAGCTGGGTATTATTTCCCGCAGGAAAGATATTGTCTGTAATAGTTTCTAGTGCAGGATAGTTAATCCATGGCCCATAATTATATTGATGAGACTTAATGGGTATGGCAGCAAAGAAGGGATGCATAGCCTTGGACTTGATGGACGTATTTTGAGAATTAGTATTCGTTGCCAAAGCACTAACTATACCAGGACCGAAACCTGGAAATTGGGCATAAATATCAGATATTCTTTGTGTGAGAAGATGAATAATATTATTATCCCACTTATTTGGATCATTTACCCTTAAATAGATAGCCAAATCCTCCATAGCTGCCGTAGCCATAACCGTACGATTTGGATCTTTCTGATATTGAATACTAGAAGAATTTAATTCTAATGCTCTGGGTGTTTGTACTAAAATTCTGGGTTCTGATAATTGTTCTGGATTAAGAAAAATAAATTTTTCTGAAAGTATTTCTGCCTTAATATATAGTTTTTTCCTTAGTTGTCCAGTAGATTCACCGAAAGCATCTAGAGCTGAGGTATTTAGTGTTTTTACAACATAGCTATTAGAATCAGGAAGAGTGGAAATATCAACAGAAGGAAAAATAAAATCTAATGGATCACAAGCTTTGGCCTTGGCCATCTTTATCTCTTTCCATGTGCCAAAATTAAATACGGGATGTGCGCCATAGACTTCGAGAATTGATTTAGTTGCTACCTTTTGGCAAACTTTATATCTTGCCATATCATAGCTATCAGAAGCATTATATCCTAAAATAGTACCGATTAATCCTCTATCGTCTGATAAGTTCAAACTATCTTGGCTACCAATAACAATAGTATCATCGATTATATTTCCCGGTTCTTCCCATGCTCCGTCTCTGGTTGGAGTATAATTATAGGTAATACTAGGTCCACCACCAAACACATAGGCTGTTCCACTTTGTGCTCCCGGAGCATTTAATGGTATGCTAAAAGAAGTGCTATAATCTTCATCTTTACGAGCGCCCAAATAAGGAGCATATACCATATACTTTTTACCATAAAAGTTTTCACCTATTTTTGATATAAAAGCAGATAATATGGCAAAATCTTGCCTAACAGTTTCTTCTATTAATCCACCAGGACCGGATGGCCTACCATTACTTGCTGTGCCTGGTGCTCCAGCTGGATTAGCAGTATTTGGGACCATTGGATTCCAAGACCAATCACACTGGTCTAGGGCATCATTAGCAGCATTTGTGTCTCCCATAGCTAAAAATAACTCATATTTGTAAGAAAAATGAGCTTGATTCATCATCAAATATAGGTCTGTTTTATATTGTCTCGTGGTACTATATGCCAAAAAATTATCGGGGCCAGCCATAGCTGCTCTAATTTCTGATTCAGTAACTAAAAAGAACCACTCTTTGGTATCTGTTGATGGTGTTGGTGTTGTGGGATTGCCATTTTTATCTTTTGTTTCTCTCCATGTCCAAATTTTACCTTGTCTATCGGACAAAGAATAACCACCATATAATCCTCTTAGATTTAATCTAGTACTTGGTAACTCAGAAGCTCTAAAAAGAACACATATCTGTCCGGTCCATGTGTCATAAAATACTGGTCTTGCACGTCTAAAATCTCTAGTATTAAGGGTTTGTCTATCGGTATCTACAGTAAGACTATTATCCATAATATATCCAAAAAATGGACAAATAAGATCTTTCCATAGAGGTATATATCTTTGAAGTAGTGGTTTCTTATTTTTTCCATATTTAGTATCTCTTGTACTAGCACTGCCATCCCTACTTCTAGCTTGTCCCCAATCACTACCCATATTATATTTAAATTCTTTGGCAGTATCATAGTTTCCGCCTTGAATATTTACTCCTCCATTACCTATTTGATTTCCATCATTCCATGTGCTATCTCCGGTTCCAAAGTTGGCTCCTGTGATTGTTGTTTTAATATTTTCATCATCAGTAAATAATGAACTGATATCAGGATTTATTAAAGCAGATAGGGCGGGGTTTCTTTGGGAGGCCATAGCCGGGGTTCTAATCTTTCCGTAGCCAAAATTATTACCAGTAGCCCCAGTATTGGTAATGGTTCCTCCAGGGGGTGGATTATTAACAGTATATGTATATTGACCAAGCTTACCATAATGTATGAACTTACCATCCATCAAAATATAGTTACTTTGAGTATATGCTAACCGATATGATTTAACCTGATATAGTCTTTGTTGTGGTCCTCCAACGATCATTACTCGTGCTGGACTTTCATTTCTCTCTTTCCCTATAGCGCTAGAGGTTATTTGATAGCCGTTGCAATATAATTGATTGACGGTACTTTGAATCTGATTGACAATTGGTTGCTTGAGTCTAGAAATTGTTTTTAGTTTGATAACATTATAAATTCTACTACTATATACTACCGGCATTAATTCTAAACTATAATCATATCCACAAGCTTCAGTTACTAAGTTAATGAATTCTAATATACTAATTCTAATTCCAGGTATGCGGAATTCTCTAGGAGGTCTTGGTAGTTCCGATAAATCTAAAAGAAATTCACACTTATTTGATCCATCTTCATTATTGGTTTGTGGAGGAATAACTCCCCATGATGTAAAAGAAGTGCCTATTTGTGTGCCACTATAAGTTTGCATCGACTTGACGAGAATTCTACCAAATGGAGAATAGGCTGTTTTTGGACCAAACTGATCATTTAAAGTATTAGCCCTATCTTTTAAGTTACTTCCACTAATTCTAGAAGTTAATACAGACAAAGCATCTATTATGTCAACAGCACACATCCCGTCATCATTACAGTCTGCTCCTCCAAAATTTTCTGGTGCCGTTGACTCTAAAAATCCATAAACATTAAATACGTTGGGTATATTTCCCTGACTAATAGTTCCACTGTATATCGGTCCGTTTCCGACATAATTACGAGGAGAACCATAACTTGAACTATCATTATATTTACTATAAACAGCTCCACCATACTTAGATATGATAACATAGCAGTCTTTTAAAACACTATGCATCCCATCTATCTGAACCCTATATTGTTTTCCTCCACTATTAAAATCTTCAGTCCAACTTTGTATTATACCTCCAAAAGTAAAATTGCCCATTTTAAAATATACTGGAGTCCCAATAATGTCATATCCTGTATTAGTAGGATCTTCAACATTGGAAGCTGTTCCATCTGAAGCTATTCTGTTGCTAACTCCTAAAAAACCAGGGTCTGGATTAATATAGTATTTAGACTTTATGGGAAATGTATCAGTGCCAGTAGAGTCCAAATTGTAGTATACTTTACCGGGAACCATTTTATCTTCAGACTGAATGACTGAATTATCTGCTCTTAATGTTCCAACATTACCCTCGTTCCAGGTCGATCCGTCTCTGTCAACATAACAAGAGTCTCCACTACATTCGTGGTAATGATTATCATTAAAGCTTAAAGAATTAAATTGAGCATTAGTCTTACACGGAGAGCCTGCGTCATCTGATACCAGATTAACAGTTAACTGTGAGGACTGTCCACTCCATCCCATGGTACTATTAAAACTACTAACGCTAGCTCCTAAAAATATTGTTTGTGCTATAATCTTAGGGTCTGTAATTTCAGAACATTTAGGCATAATTAATGATCCAAGAAGTACTTGTTGTTGTTACATTGCTGATATTTCCAACTAACATTTCTTGTATATCTTCCTTCTGTTGGGTTCCATGATTGAGTATCTCTATCTAAGTAAACTTGCCCAGTACCGGCACCTCGTGAAGCACTACCGAAAACCGTAGCGTCTCTAACTCCGAAAGGCTTTAATCCTTCTACGATTCTTTGTATGTTTGCATATAAAGTGCTGCCCGTAAACATAGGACAAGCTGAGTTACTCATAAAGTATTGATCAAGTCCTGTTACTGGCATGGTAACAATCTCTATAGAAACATCTTTTGTACATGAAGTTTTTGCTCCTAGGGCTTGAAGAACTGGCCCAAGTTTTCGCCCCAAAACAAATACTTCAGCAACAACATCCACAGGAGCATTATCTGTAACTGTAATATTTTCTGATATAACACCGCTCATTAAAGTATATTTGTTATTATACTCATATGAGTATGTGATTACGCCTCTTTTAGGATCGTGACCTTCTGTGGTAGCCCAAGGAATAACATTTAGCATCCTGTCTGAGTGGTATACTGGATTTGCTGTTGGATTATCTCTGTTATAAGTGTTGGCTATACTGGCTCCATTTGTTGCGTAGTGAGTACTATAGCCTGCAGACCGATTGGTTACAGCACTAGCTCTGGCGTATAAGCTATTTTTCACTCCGCTGTGCCAAGCAATCAAAGCATTCTGATATCTATAAGTCTGCATAGAGGCTGTAACATTAGCATCTACAGCATTAAGCGCTGTTGCTCCTGTCTTGTGGGCCGTTGTAGCTTCAGGAAGCTTTATTTGTCCTGTTGTGTCCGGAGTAAGACTAGAGTCTCCTTTAATTTTAGCATCAATAGCAATATCTAAACCTTTTATATTACCCTGTACTCTAACGGTTTTAACAAACTTCTCATCCGAACTAATATCAATAGTATAATCTTCTAGATGAGTAATTCCAGTAGGCATTGCTAGCCATGTGTCTGTAATCTCATAAGATCCTTCTGTCATGCTAAAGTTAGTGGAGCGTACATGATTAAATAGCCACAAATTTCCTGCTGGTGTAGCATAAGATCCAATGTATGCTCCATCATTATTATTACTATTCCAAGGCTTATCTAGTCTTTGTTTAACCCATTTTTGAGCCTCTCTATAGGCCATGAAATATCCCGAGCCAGCAATTGACTGAGAACTAGCACAAATACCGCTACCGATTTCTCCTCGCGCAGAAACCCTGTGGGATAGTCTAAATTGTGGAATATTTTTAACATAAATGGATGATGTTCCTGGAGAACTTCCTTTGCGTCCTGCTGATGGATCAGTATTACCTGTGTAGCTTAGTGAGATATCTTCCCAAAAATAATCTTCCATGGGTTCTATACTCCATGAATCTGAGCATGAAGTAATTAATCCGTCTTGATTATCAGCTTTTTCATAATACTCTAAATCTACATTATATCCTAAACTTCTAGTCATATTATCAGGACTAGGTTCAGTACTAACTGACAAAGCTCTAACACCAGATACTCCCAATACTGTAGTAGAACCACACTTAATATTAAGATTACCAATAGGACAATTTTGAAACATCTCCTTAAGGGCTTTTTCATATCCCATTATTGTAGAAAACTGGCTAGTTGTGGCTCCTACATCATAAATTTTACCATTTAGATTAATCTTATTAGTAATACTAGTAAGAATACCAGCCTCTGTTCTATTGTAAGAATGAGACAGAGAGATGGTGGGGGTTGGGCCATTGGTAATAGTATGAATACCAGTCCCGTTATATTCGATAGTTACTCTGTCTGTAGTCTGAATAGACGAATAGTTGGGTTCACTTTGTTGTTTATTCTCGCTATCAATATTAAAGATAGCATTAATAAATGGTCCTGAATATGACATTTGGTTCCTTTTTGGTATTTAAACCACTAAGTCGTTTTCTTAATACCAAATCTTCCATTGTTAATATCCGCAAAAGACCAGCCACTACCAGTTACGGGATTAGTGATAAAATACTGATTTTTATACTGATAGTGATTATCTGTAACAGGGAAATTAATTCCTATTCCACTCATGCTAACAGGATTAGTTCCGGTACCCCAAACATTCATGAAAGAAGTATCTTTATTAGACTTTCTAACGCTGTTAGTAATTTTGATACCTCCAACAGCATAATTAGGATCACTGGGAATATCTCCCATATTTAGTGCTAGAATTGCACCACTAGTTTCAGTAAAGACATAGGAACGATCACCATTACTATCTCGGAGATTTTGTTCAATATCTGTAGTACTATTCCATGTAAGATTAAATGCCTGCCAACTATCATTACTATTCAACACATTTCCACCGCTTGGGGAAATATTAAATACCTTGGTTGTTGGTCCAAGGAAGCAGTCTTGATCATTAACTCCTCCAATAACGTAAATATTATCAATATATGTATCATACATATAATTTTGATTAATAGCTTGTCCAATATTATTTACATAATAGTATGTTATTGGGTCTGGGTTTTGTCCAGCTGGGTCTTTTGGTGTTCGTGATCCATAAAAAGATAATGAGTCAAAATACTTTGATACTAGTCCATTTGGATTGGTAGATAGCTTAGAAAAATTATTAACATTTCCAGTAAAAACAGCACCTGTACCCGACACAGCAACGGGTGAGACGGTGGGGGCTTCTGTAAAACCAGAACCCGATGGAGAAATTCGGAAATCTATTATCTTTCCGTCGTGAGGTGTTGTTAATTTAAAGAAATTATTGATGTTTCCAGCAAAAACAGCACCAGTTCCTGATACGGCGATTGGGGAAACCACAGGAGTAGTCGTAAAACCAGAACCTGACGGAGAAATTCGGAAATCCATAATCTTACCATCATTAGCTGTTGTTAATTTAAAGAAATTATTGATGTTTCCAGTAAATGAAGCCCCAGTACCAGTAACAGCAACATCTGCTATAGCAATAGGAGCTGTGGTGAAACCCGATCCAGATGGAAGAATGCTCCAATTAGATATTGCTCCGTTCTCACCAGTAGCACTAACTGTTAATACAGCACCTGAACCAGCAACACTATCTGAAACATTAAAAGTATCATTAATATTATATCCGGTACCGGGACTATCTAATTGAAAAGAAGCCTCACTAACAGCATAACTTTCATAAACTTTGGTTACTTCTAATACCGCTCCAGCGCCGCCACTAGGATCCGTAACTGCAAATCTATTACCAACAAGATAACTCAAACCAGAATTAGAGACAGACAATGAGTTCTTGGTAATGGCATAGCTTTCGTATACTTTTGTTACGGTTAGTGTGGCCCCAGAACCACCATTAGGATCTGTAACTGCAAATCTATTACCGACAATATAATTTAAACCAGAATTAGCAATAGATAATGAATTTTTTGTCACAGCATAACTATTCCAGGTATCTTTGATGTAGAGTTTCTTTTCTTCTGGTAGTCCTTCTACTCCAAGATTCATGCCATTAACTTTAATTTGTAAACTATATGGCCTATTGGCAGCAGTAGGAGCCGACTCCTCCATAGCACAAATTTCTACATATAATCCACCATACTTATAATCATAAGCATCTATCATTCTTTGAAAATTAGTACCCACAGCATTTGTATTCTGCTCAAGATACCAAGGAGCACCCCACACATCAAAAGTAAATAGTTGAGTATCATTAGAGTGATAATTTCCATTGGTTTTTTGTCTAACTCGTATTCCAACCTTTTGTTCTGATGTTGGAACACTATTATAGCCAACAGTACCTAAATGAACAGCATCTAATTCCAGAATAGATAGTGCTTTATTGGTTAGATCTACGAACTTAGATGAGAAATTCGCCGTTGCTCCAGGAGCATCCTTAGCATCCGTTGTAATTTTATTAATGAAGAATCCAATTCCGAAAGCTGTACTAGTTGCACTCTTGGTAGGATCTGTCCAAGTAATAGATCCTGGAAATCCTGGATTAGTTCCATCTGCGCCTTTGATCTTTAAATAATTTTGAGAACCACTCCAATGGCTATTTAGTTTTGTAACAGCACCATAGGTATGTCCCATAAAATCAATACCATTATATTCTCCATAAAAATTTTTAACAGCCTCTTTTGTGGTACTGAATGAAGGAGAAACTCTTTCGTCTCGATATTTGCTTAATGACACCCCAGAACTAACATCCCAATATACAGGATCGATTTCTCCAATATGATCTGTACCCCATGGACCGAATCCGTCGAAAAATATTGTAGATACCATAGCTTTACAAGCTCCTGTCTGGGATGGCTAAAAATGGCCGTTATATTAATATAGTGTCCTCTATTATCAGAATACACCAATTTTGAGATCAATAATTATTATCTTGAGCCAAATATCGTTCATCTTCTGTTGCTAAATTGTCATAAGATTGTGCTAAAATTAAGTTCCCTGCTGGTGTTAGATATGTTAAAATTTGAGTGTTCATTGAACTAGAAGCTAGTCTATTTGATATTCCAGAAGGAATACGAAATATGTATTGACCTAATTGTTCAACTTTTAGTATCTCTAGATCATTATAAGTTCTTAGTACTTCTGCAACAACCTGGGTTGTTCTAAGGGGTCTAATATTGTCAAAAATATAGATTATTTCCTGTGAAAGGCAGCTGTAATATAGTCCTTGGTCCTCGGTATTTCTGTTGGCGAAAATGTTTTGACTATAATAAGCTGAAGTGAAGGCTTGATTTATTGTTTGTTTAGCAGAGAGGGCTTCTTGGGTGTGTATTCCATAAATTATGTTACTATCTTCATTCTCTCTGTGGGCAATGATAGTATTATTATAATACGATTGGTCAAATATATCAACTATCTCTGATCGTGCGTACAATACTGAATTAGATGATAGGGTATCTAATAGGTAGTCTTTGGGCAGGGCGGAGTCTGTTTCTCTGTGATAAAATAGGTTTGTTGAAGTGTAGCAATTGAATAGAGTAAGAGGATCTAGCTGCCTCAAAGACATAACATTACCATATATATTGCCATCATTAACTATATTCTCTGGATTTTCTCTTATCTTTAAGTAGTCTGGTCTAATATATGCGTAATTTAATATCTCTTCTGGATGACTTCTTTCTTTAATATAGTCTGTTCGAACATATCCATAGTTGACAATATTTTCAGGAATATCTCTACCATATAAAACGTTCTTATTATTATGACTAGAAATTAGTCCAGACTGTCTTATCTTAAGAGAGAGTAAGTCATTTGATAAAACAGAGTCTGATATTGTTTTATTTTCGGCTTCTCGAACAGATAATACTTCTGGATTAACTAGTGTGGCTCTAGTATAATCTGGTTTAAATAGTCTAATCGGTATAATTTCAGTAAATATAGTAGAACTATACATATCTGCAATAATAGTATCATAAGATAGTATGTCTTGAGATAGGTAGTTTTCCGACATGTCTTTAATAGACGTATCATAAGATAATACATCTTGAGATAGATGGTTTTCTGTAAATTGGATTGTATTGTCTATAAACAGGGTTTCTCTACTAAGCAAAGAATTGAGCAGTCTAGAATTTTTGTCTATGGATAAAATTTGTTCAGATAAGAAGCTGGAGTCTATGTTATTTGGTATTCTGCTAGTTGACGGCGTTGGGGTAGTTGTGGGTGTTAAAGTGGGGGTAATCGATGGAGTAACTGATGCTGTTGGGCTTGTTGTTGGGGTAGTGGTTTGTGTAGTGGTAACTGTTGGTGTTTGTGTAGGTGTTTGGGTTCTAGTATTGGTTACTGTTGGAGTTGGAGTGTTTGTATTAGTGACTGTGGGGGTTGGTGTGTTTGAAGCACCAAAAGATTTAGTAGGTGTGGAAGTCCGAGTAGGAGTTAATGTTATGGTTGTCGTTGGAGTTGGAGAAGCTCCTCCTTTTGTTGGTGTTCTACTGGGTGTTCTGGTCTGAGTTCTTGTTGGGGTTAGTGTCCATGTTCTGGTTGGTTGTGGACTGGCTGCTGGTCCGGGACCAGGACTGCCAGGACCGCCGGGGCCGCCGGGGCCACCAGGACCGCCAGGGCCACCAGGACCGCCAGGGCCACCAGGACCGCCGGGGCCGCCGGGGCCGCCGGGGCCACCACCCAATTGGTTCCTACTAGGATTAACTGTTGGACAAGCAAAAGTTGCAAAATCACTAATTCTAACTATACCTCTACCATTAGAATTATCTACAGTACGAACATAAAAACCGAATGTATCTCCAGGATAAACTCTGAGTTTTTCTACGTTACCCTGATGAGGTAGTGTTTCAATCGGAGACCCATCATCAAGCTCAAAATATTCATTGTTAATAAAATAGCCCACAGAATCCCAAGACGCCCCGTCTTCTGTATAATATCTCCAAGAGAAATATATAAATGTATTTTCTGGAATAGTGATCTTGAGTTTGGTAAATCCTTCTGCTCCTTGGTTATCTGTTGAATTTCCACCATATAGGAAAACTTCCCAAGGTAAAGTAGAATCACCATATTTATCTACTGCTTTATAGTAACCGTCTGCACTTTCATTCTCAAGAATCCAATTAGTAGGATCTGTAGCAAGATCATAGTAGCACTGAAAATTACAGCAAGGTTTACTTGGAGTTACTGTGATAGTGGGTGTGATTGATGGTGTCAGTGATATTGTTGGAGTAATACTGGACGTGAGTGTGGGCGATGCGGTAACTGTTGGGGTATTGGTAGGAGTTTCACTGACTGTTGAGGTAATAGTTGGTGTGTTACTGATCGTTGGGGTAATTGTAGGAGTTTCGCTAAGGGTTGGAGTTATGGTTGGTGTTGGCGTTTGTGTTCCAGCAGATGGGGTGATTGTAGGAGTTATAGTAGATGTTATTGTTATTGTTGGAGTGATTGTTGGCGTAGCAGAAGCCGTTAGTGTTGGTGTTGGTGTGGATGATGATGTTGGTGTGGGCGTTATTGTGCTAGTAGGAGTAACTGTTGGTGTTCTTGTTGGGGTTGGTGTGTTGTTCGCTCTTGCTGGAGGAGGAAGGGGATCCCAAGGCCAATCAGAATCGTTCGATGGATTTCCTCCAGAAGTTGGTTTTTTAGGAGCTTGTGGTCCAGTATATTTTCCTGGGGGTGGCCCACCACCTCCACCACCTCCACCGCCACCGCCACCTCCGGGGCCAGGTCCGGGGCCAGGTCCGGGGCCAGGTCCGGGGCCAGGTCCGGGGCCAGGTCCGGGGCCAGGTCCGGGGCCAG